GCTCGTCTAGGTTTGATTTTCTTCAAAGTTCTTTATTCCAAACACATAGTTATCTGCTGCTGATTCTGCATAGGACTCACTATGTCCTTTATAGCTTTCTTCTGCGATAAATACTTTCTTATGTTCTCCATCAACTAGTTGATTCTCAAAGTACTGGCATCCCCATGAATTGTCATCAAGATACTTAAATACTATTACAGTTCGTGCATTTCGTGAATACTGATGGTACTCGCGCTTATTCTCATCCATAACTAAATAACTCATAGTTTTCCTACTAGAGTTTCATACTCTGTGTAGCCTCCACAATAATTTCCGTTGACTTTAATCTGCGGGAAGGTTCTTGCCTCTGGAAACTCCTCTGCAATGAAACCCATTTCAAAGTGTTCTCCTAATCTTTTATAAGTATAACTATGCCCTTGTCTTTCCGCCAATGCTTTTGCTTTGTCGCAAAATGCACAGTTATCTTTTCCAAATATTTCTACTGTTAAGCTCATTAATCTACTCTCGCTATAACTTGAGGAATGATTTCCCCTGCTCTTATTACTTCAACAGAACAACCAATTTCAAGTCCAAGACCTTCAATGATTGCTATATTATGTAGAGTTGCTCTACTTACTGTTGCACCATTAATATTAATGGGTTCTAGAATTGCTACTGGGGATACGTTTCCTGACTTGCCAACCTGCCATACAACATCAAGTAGTTTTGTTACTACTCCTGCTGGTTTGGTTTTCTTGGCAAATGCTCCACGAGGGTGGTGAGAAGTATAACCTAACTTTTCGAAAGCATTGTTATCTATAATTCTCCACACTTCTCCATCTTGCGGAAACATAGAATAATTACTGTCTATAGCAGTCTCAAACCCACAATGATTCAAGAAGTTCATATCTTCTATATAATCATTTGTAGGATAAGGCTGAACGCTATATGCAATAAATTCCATATTTCCTGCTCGTTCTATGAACTCATTAATATCTTTTAAGTTGAGAGCACCCGCTGCATAGTTTCTTGAGTTCTCTATGCTCTTGTCAGCGACTACTTCTCCAGTAATTTGTAATATGTGTTTGTCCTGGGCGGGGAGTAGATGTCGAGGAACTAGTTGTCGCATCTTTTCTGTGATGTCGACACCTTCTTTTCCGTCTCCTCGAGTTAAGGCACAAGACAATGTGCCATAAATGTATTGTAGAGCAACTGCGGCTCCGTCTAGTTTGGGGGTGACTACTACAGGTTCTTGACCGTAGTCTGGTCTATCTTCCATTGTATATGCTTTTTGCAATGAATACATTGGAAAGGCGTGAGTCCATCTGATTGATCTAGGATCATGTTGGTGTCCTACATCATCTCTGATACTGATTTTGACATCATTCAGTGTATCAAGTTGGTCTTCCAGTCTGTCATACAGTTCGTCTGACATAAGAGGTTTACCATTATAATAAGCAATCCTTGCTCGATTTATTAATGCTTCTAAATTTTTCATAAGTATATTATACTAAATTTATAAGCTGTTGTCAAGATTTATTTTTCGTAAGGTAAAACTTTCACACTATCTATTATACCGCCCCGTATGGCAGCTTCTAGCATTTTTGCTCCAGATAAATTTGGTTTTGGTTCTACACCGAGATATAATATAAACTTACATTCGGAATCTTGTTGTTTGATACAAAAGGCATTTGCAATAGCTTTTTTTATACAGTCTGTTCTTTGCTGATTATAAGTTTTACACTCTACAACAAATAGGGTGTCATCTTCCATGTAATGAAAGTCTGCATCTACTCCTACTTCTGTAAATTTCTTTTTGCCTTTGAAATGTGGATTATGGGTTTGCACTAAAGTTTCATATTCTATGCCTATTTTTGTGCTTTGTCTTTGAAAATTCATATTTTATGGTAGGTATATTTCGTCTAGTTGTTCTTTAAATTGTTCTTCTAAAACAGACTTACTTTCCGCTAGGGATAGAATATCTACTAGACCTTCGAAGAGTCGTCTAGTATTTTCAAAATCGACTTTCATTGTGATGCCATTTCGTGTAGGTTTCCATTCTTCGTCAAAGTCTAAATAATACTTTCGTAAAGATATGTACTCAGTTCCACGAAATTCATTCACTACTAGTCTAATCTGTTCGTCTTCTGTTTGTTGTATAATTTTTTCGTAAGGTGCGGGGGAGTCTAAATCAATCATTCTTGATCACTCGGTTGAGAGGAACTACACTCGTTACATTTTCAGGCACAAGTATCCTATAAGAATCCGTGTCCCAACAAAATAGCAAAACTGTATGCTGTCCTTCTTTTGCTCTATTTCTTTTCTGACGAATGTATTCTGTAGAAAAGTCATTAGTGCAAACATTGTACTTTAATTTTCGTGAGTTTTGACTTCTGTAAGTGATGATTGCATCACCAGAGTCATCGAGTCTCTTTTTAAGCTCTTCTTTTTTCATTATTTCTCCAATTTAATCTAACAAAAACTCTTTTGAATTGTTAAATTGGAAGGTCTCTAAAAAAGAATACAAAAAACCAAGACATCTTGCAATGCCTTGGCTAAACTAAGTTACAACTACTTAATTATTTAATGCTTCTACAATGCCTTTGAAATATACTGCAGCCTTACCAGTTAGTTTACTGATAATTGCTTCGTCAACTTCTTGACCTGCATCTGACAGAGCGGAAGTAAGACTTGCTTGAGCATCAGCTACTGATACTCGTCCACCACCAGTAGATCCACCTGAGGATTTAGCTGCTGGGGTTTTTCTTACATAAACGCCTGCTTTAGTTAATATCATTCGAACTCCATTTGGTGATTCGCCAAGTTCGTCTGCGATTTCTTTTACAATCTCCATTGAAGTCTCAGGTGTAGGTTCTTGCTCCTGATACATTTCAACTGCTTGTGCTTTAGATTCATCTGTCCAAGCCATTCTTTTTCTCCTGTGTTTAGATTGGATCCACTCGCCGTTCCACATGGGCTTCCAACCTGTTCGGTCGTACTGTTGCATGTAGAATCTGTCGCTCATGTATATCCTTTTTTTAATATAAATATATTATAATGAATTTGAAACCAATTGTCAAGAAGTATTTTTCGGTATCTTATAGGTTTTCCTATCTTGAAAAATGCTTTTCTATGGTTTCAATCTTCTCCTCGGCATTAGCTATTTTCTCTATCTGAGTCTCAATAGCTTCTACAATCTCGGGGTGTTCGCCAATACCTGATGGATTTCTAGTATACACCATAATATTTGCTTTTGCTACTTCTACTTCACCTTTTAATTTGGCGATAAGTGCTTTTAATAAATAGTTCATAATTCTCCTCTATGATTTAAAATATTTGTCAAAATGACCATCTTTGTACTGGTGATAAGTATCTCTACCATAAATGTAGCCATAATAAATTATACCTGCCCATACAGTTAGATTAAAAGCAAACTTTGCTACCATAAAAGGTATTCCAAATAAAAAGTCTAGCATGTTTTCTTTTTCTCCCAGTCTTCTATTGCTGCCTTGATACTTCCTTCTGCTAATACTGAGCAGTGTAATTTAATTGGTGGAAGATTTAGTGCTTCAGCAATATCTTTGTCTTTAATTAATTTTGCTTCTTCAATAGTTAATCCCTGTAACATATCTACAAACATAGAAGAAGATGCTATCGCACTTCCACATCCATAGGTCTTGAACTTAACACCCATGATACGATTACTGCCAGGGTCGATTCTTAACTGTAGTTTCATTACATCCCCACAAGCAGGTGCTCCTTGCATACCTGTTGCTACTGTTGGGTCTTTTGGATCGTATTTTCCAACTGAAAATTGTTTAGGTGAGTTTAGTACTCCCTCAAATCGATCTACTACTTCTTTACTGTATGCCATGTTTTAACTCAAAGCTTTGTCGCAAAATGCAACTATGAATTCTCTTGATAGCTTATCAGATAATGCAATTGGTAGTGTTAGTGGCGTGGCAATGCCAAATCCCACTATTGCTACAGCCCAGCCTATGTATTCTCGTTGAACAAGTACACTATCTGAATTAAATTTTTTTAGAAATCTAATCGAAGGATAATATAATTTTGCTAAACTAATAATCCAGCCTGCAATATAAAAAGCTAAAATATATTTCATAAATATTCCTGTAAGTGTCTTAAACTTCCGATATTGTATGCTAATCGTGGGGCGAAGTGCCCTGCGTCTTTCATCAATCCGAAGTATGGCGATTCACACTCTGCCATTTCGATTTCCCATAATAGATAGCACTTGCTACCATGTTTATCAAAGTTATGGGACTTTGTTATTTCTCGTTTTACTACTGCAATGCAGTTGCCTTGTGCTGACCATACTCTTTCACCTGTTGTGAATTCTTCTGATACACAAGGTTCTGGAATCATTGCCTCTTTAATACCTTTGTAGTCAGTATCTGGAAGTTTCTGTGGTACTCCCATTCGTTCTATGACTGCCTTAATAAAAGCGGGGGAACGATATAATGCTTTTGCAATGTCAGATACTACTGCACCATTTAAATAATGTTTTACTATGGATACTTTCTCTGCTTCTGTTACGCCCTTGCCTTTATTCTGTGCTTTTCTTCTAGCACGAAATTCTATTGTTTCATTGTGGTCAGCAATGATTTTACTAAGACGAGTTGTATTATATGCAATATGCAATATCTCACACGCCTCTTTTTTAGTAATAGGTTTCTCTGCAGCAAGCAGTTCTATTACTTTATTGATATTTGTTTCTGAGAGTTTCTCTTCTCTTTTCTTTCTAACTGCCATCGTTTAACTCCAAATGATAGTCGTTTAACTCTTTGAGTTCTTCTTCGTGCATTGCGCCTAGTAGAATGATTGTGTAATGAAGGACTTTGTATAAGTCTTTTTCATTTCTGCCATTCTTCTTTCCAAAACGCTGTGCATATTTGATTATATTACCAATACAAAACCCTTCTCCATGCCCATTCTCAAATACTATCTCTGTAGTTTGAGTTTTTGCTTGTGCATAATGCTGATTGTAAGTACTGTCTATATAATTTTTCAGTCTAGTTTGAATTAAATCTTCGTTAAATTTATACACGAGTTATCCTTTTTTCGTAATCGGCATAGTCTTCGTTCCACCAATGTGGTTTGTCTCTGTATTTCCAACTGGCGAAGGTTGCCTTGTCTAAGTGGTAATAGTCTCGATAGCTTTGTATCGGATTATCATAATCTCT